AAGCAACATAATTTAATGGCAGCTGTAGCTAACAACCCAGCCTTCGCTAAGAAAGTTGGTATATCAAAATCAGTAGGAGAAGAGTTTATGAAAGCAGATAAAACTAAGAAGTTCGGATCAGGTGGTGCACTTAAGGCGGTTGATTCAAGTGACAATCCTGGATTATCAAAATTACCAACGGAGGTTAGAAATAAAATGGGCTACATGAAAAAAGGCGGTATGGCAAAAAAGAAAATGAATATGGGCGGCATGGCTTATAAAGAAGGTGGCAAGTTAGACATGGCTCAAGATAAAAAGATGGCTAAAAAAGCTGTAGGTATGCATGAAAGCCAATTACATGCCGGTAAAAAATCAGACTTAACTAAGCTTAAAAAAGGTGGTATGGCTAAAGGTTGTGGTTATGCTACTGGTGGTAAAGTATCTCAATTAGCAAAAGCTAATGGTATTGCTAAACAAGGTAAAACTAAAGGCAAAATTTGCTAAGGGGAATACTATGGCAGTTATTGAAAAAATTAAAAAGTTTGTTAAGGATATTACTCCACCGTCAAAAGAACAAAAAGCTAAGATTGAAGAAAAGCAAATGAAGATGGAAGAAATGAAAGATCCTGAAGCCTACCGTAAAAATAAAGCTATGTATGATGTAAGTACAGAAGTTAAAAAGTTTGATGAGAACTATAAAAAAGGCGGCAAAGTATCTTCAGCTTCTAAACGCGCAGATGGCATTGCTATTCGCGGCAAAACAAGAGCATAAGGAAACCCTATGGGTGGTGCAGTAAAATCTGTTGCTAAAGTTGTTACAGCTCCAGCTAGTATAGCGACTAGCGTCGCTGGCGCGATTCCTGGCGTTGGTAAAATTGCGGGTCCAGTAGCTGGGTATATTACCGGAGGTCCTATGGGAGCTCTTAGTTCTATCGCGGGCACAGCCTTGACAGGCGGATATTCCGGTGGCGGCGGGGGTTCTAGCGGTGGGGTTCCTACATATGGCGCTACAGACGCTTCAGGAGCATTAGCTGCCCCCCCTCCAGGATTTTCTTTTGGGTCAGATTTATATAGTTATGGTGGTGAACCATATGATGCATCTAAGTATTTTGTGCAAGGTAATAAAGGCGTATATAATGTTCTTCCTGAGTTAGGTAATATGTATAGCCCAGAAGCACAAGGTGCACAAGGCACATCTAGCTTCAATGCATATCAAAATATATATGGCAAAATGGCTGGCGATGAATTAGCTCAAGCTAACTTACAAAAATCATTTAGTCCTGGTATGTTGTCAGTAGCTCCACAAAGTGGTGCTTATAAACCGATTGGTGATTTTAATCCTGCTACAACTCCTTATGCTGGAGGTAGAACAGACATACCAAGTTATTTGACTGAAGATATTAAATCCGCATACGGCGAGTATCAACCACAAGCGCAATCAAGTGGATCAAGTTACTTACCTATTCAGTATGCTGATTTTGGTTTTGGCGAAAAAGATAAAGCTTATGAATTAGCTCAGTTTGCTAGAAGAGAAAATAATCCATTTTTCCAAGCATTTGCCTCACCAACAAGCACAGCAGCGCCTACAATGGCTAACCCATTTGCATTTACTAAACCACCAGAAGCACCGGCTCCTGCACCAAGTCCTTACCAACCTATAGAAGGTGGACCAAGAAGGGGACCTGCAGAACGAAGTATGGTACCAGGAACAACAGCATCTATGGGTACATTTAGACCTGTAGAAGCAAGCACTGCAACGCCAACATCAGTTGCAACTGCGAGACGTCCAGATGAGTACAAACCTGTTAATATTAGAACTGGCGGATTAGCTAGTTTAAGGAGAAAGTAATGAGACCGAGTAGAGGCATGGGTGCTATAAAGAAAACTAAGATTCCTAGTGCAACAGAAAATAAAATGCCTAAAGGTGTTGTTAAAAAACGTCGTGACAATACTGACTTTACTCAGTTTAAAGAAGGTGGTCCTGTAGGACTTTATGCAAATATAAATGCTAGAAAGAAAAAAGGCATATCACGCCCTAAATCAAAGTCTACAATAGACCCTAAAGCGTATGCAAACATGAAAGCTGGATTTCCAAAAGGTAAAAAATAATGGCGCAATTAACCACAGGAACCACGAGTTTTAATTTAGATTTAAATAATCTAGTAGAAGACGCATTTGAAAGATGTGGTCAAGAACTTCGTACAGGTTATGATTTGAGAACTGCAAGACGTAGTTTAAACTTGCTTACTATTGAGTGGGCTAATCGTGGTATTAATTTATGGACTGTAGAACCCGGTCAAATTCAGTTAAATCAAAACCAAATTATGTATGCACTACCAAGTGATACGATTGATTTACTTGATATGGTCACGCGTACAGGCACAGGACAGAATCAACAAGATATTAATATTAACCGTATTTCTGAGTCTACCTACATTACAATACCAAATAAGAATGCAACAGGTCGTCCTATCCAAGTGTGGATCAATAGACAAAGCGGTCAAGAGAACCCTACTACAATTACTTTAAATGAAACACTAACTGCTACTGCGTCAACAGCGGCAAACCCACAAACTATTACGTTATCAAGTACTGTAGGTTTAGCTCAGTTTGGTTTTGTTAAAATAGATAATGAAACGATTCAATATGGTGGTATTGATGGTAATGACATAACAGGATGCATCAGAGCTGTAAATAATACTACATTAGCCGCTCATGCAATCGGTGCTAAAATCTCTGTACAAAATTTACCCACAGTAAATGTTTGGGTGGCTCCTGATCAAAGTAATTTTTATACATTCGTATATTACAGATTAAGACGCATACAAGACGCAGGTAATGGTGTGTCCGTAGAAGATATTCCGTTTAGATTTATTCCTTGTATGGTTGCAGGGTTAGCTGCATATTTAGCTATGAAGTTACCTAATGTAGATCCTATGAGAATACAAATGTTAAGAGCAGATTATGAAGCAGCGTTTCAATTAGCAGCTGAAGAGGATCGAGAAAAAGCTCCAGTAAGATGGGTACCCCGCGAACAGTTTTTTAGAGGATAAGTAATGGCTAAAAGTGCGGAAGAATATTTAAAAGACCTATCACCAAAAGAACAAGAAAATTTATTAAGTAGACTTAATATTTCAGGCGGCGGATCAAAAGCAGATGGCGTAACTTCTGTAGGAGGAAGACTCGGATATAAACACCCTATCAATGAATCTTCAGATATCGAGGTAGGCGCTTCTGGTCACTATGCAAAAGGAAAAGAATTTAAAGATAAAGGTGTTGATAGACTAGATGCTACTTATAGAAAAAGATTTGAAAATGATTCTGAGCTTCGCGCAAAAGCAGGTGTAGGTAAACGCGGTCAGGGTGAGGTAGGCTTTGAATACGAAATACCATTAAATTTAAAAAAGGGCGGTAAAGTAAAAGCACCTAAAGTACGTGGACACGGCATAGAGAAAAAAGGTAAAACAAAAGGTAGATTTATTTAATGGCAACTAATTTTGCTAGCGCCAAGAACTCCATAGCCCAATGTGACATATGTGGGTTTAGATTTAAGTTAAAACAACTTAAAAGATTGGTTATTAAGACTAAAAATGTTAATATACTCGCATGTCCAGAGTGTTGGAATCCGGATCAGCCACAGTTACAGCTTGGCATGTACCCAGTACAAGATCCACAAGCAGTACGTAATCCAAGACCTGATAGCCCTAGTTATTTTCAAGCAGGTTTAAATGGGCTACAAACAGTAGAGGCTACAGGACCATTACAATCTGAAACAGGCGTGCCTACAATGGGTAGTAGAATTATTCAATGGGGATACAACCCTGTAGGTGGATCAAGAGCAAACGATGCTGGATTAACGCCAAATGATCTAGTAGGAATAGGTAATGTAGGCACAGTAGTAGTAACAACAACATAAGGAGAAGTATATGGGATTCAGATCAGCAGCAGATGGAATTACTAAACAAGGTAAAACTAAAGGTAAAAATTTAGGTAACGACGGCGCTTCAGTAGGTATTGAAAAAGGTCCTAAACATGCAGGTTCTAAAGGCGGTAAAAAGAACATTGACATGAAAACTATGGGTCGTGGTATGGCTAAAGTTGCAGCACAAAAAAAGGGGTAATAAAATGGCAGAATATAAACAACCAGTAAATGTACCAAATGCAGATATTAGTTTTAGTCAAGACCCTAACAAGTTAAAAGCTCAAGACTTAAATCAAGGTACAGGCAGACAACGCGTAAGTGCCGGAGATCCAGGTTCTAACAAAATGAATAGACATGGAGAGATTACTATTCGTGGTTGCGGTGCAGCTACTAAGGGTACTAAATCTAGAGGTCCGATGGCGTAATGAACTACGCGCAGTTAGTTGCAGAAATACAAAGTTATGTTGAGAATACGTTCCAGACAACGGATATAGACACGTTTATAACCCAAGCCGAACAACGTATATACAACTCAGTACAACTTCCTGCGCTTCGAAAGAACGTAACAGGTACTATGACTACGGGCAATAAATATTTAGCTATGCCAAGTAATTGGCTTGCTACGTTTAGCTTAGCTGTAATTAATGCAAACAACGAGTACTTATATTTACTTAACAAAGATGTAAATTTTATTAGGCAATCATTTCCAGATACAGACGCTATCTATTATGGTCAACCTGAATATTATGCAGTGTTTGATCAAAATACATTTATA